TTCCAAGTCCAAAAGGAAACACATGGTCGAGTGTTTACAAATGGAAACCTGCTTCGCATAACAGTATTGATTTCCTTGTCAAGTTCAAACCAGGTGAGAGTTTCGATACTGTCTTGGAGAAACGTGTTCTCAAAGGAACTTTGTATGTCTCACGTGGATCCGATGTAGTCGTTCATCCATGTGAAACTATGACGGGCGAATACGTTCCTCCTGAACTTCCTGCTGAATATCGTGGTCAAACTCGTATTCCTTCACCCTTTCAACCTATGGTCCCTAAAGCACCTGATGCACATATCATTTCACTTCCTCTGAATGAAAAGGGAGTTCCAGTAGATCAAGAAGGTCATCGAATTGAAGACAATACAATCATTGAGTGTGCCTACGATACAGACAAGGATCGTTGGATCATTATGCGAACTCGTTACGACAAGACGTATCAATACCGAGTGTTGGGTAAACCACAATTTGGAAATGATATTTCTGTTGCTGATTCCATTTGGACAAACATTCATGTTCCGATTACGGAAGAGATTATTCGAACAGTTGTTAGTAATCCACCCGATGCAACGTTTGAAGATGATCTCTATTATCGCGATGAGTTAGAATCCAGAGATCGTATTCTCAAAGACGTCTACGGATTTCACAACCGTATCAAAGAAGCATTGTATATATCCACAGTCAAACCAGGTGATTCCTTACTTGAACTTGCTGTTGGACGTGGAGGAGATTTAAAGAAATGGAAACATTCTAAACCCTCTTTAGTCGTAGGAATTGATTCATCATTATCCAATTTGATCTCTCCACGACAAGGAGCATGTGTTCGATATGTCAAAGAAAAACTTAAATTTCCAAAAGACTATCTACCTCCAGTTCTGTACTTTCAAGGAGACATGACTCAACCACTCTTTCAAGGAGACAATGTGTACGCAAACATTGTAGCAGGAACTCAACCGCCTACAACTCCGTATTTGAGACAGTTTGCAGGACATACTGAGTTTGATGCTATTTCGTGTCAGTTTGCGATTCATTATGCGTGCGAATCTGAAGAGACATTCAAAACCTTTGCTGCAAATCTTGAGACTCACGGTAAGCGTAGTTTCTTTGGAACCTGTTTGGATGGAGCATCGGTCTACGCATTGTTATTGGGAAAACAGAGTCATATGTTCCGTGTAGGTCGAAAAGTGTTTGGAGAGTTTGTTAAGCAATATGATGATGGAGTTGGATGGACTGAAGAGTTTGGTCAGGCAATTTCAGTTCACTTAGAAAGTTTCGAACAACCTCAAAAGGAATACTTGGTCCCCTTTGCGAAACTCACACAACGGTTGGAAGAAGCAGGGTATGAATTAGTTGAAACGAAACTGTTCTCCGATCACTACGCAGAACAAAACCAAGTGTTGTTCTCTCTAGAACATCAAGCATTCAGTTTCCTACATCGTAGTTTCGTCTTCAAGAAGTCCGATAAACCTAAAGTCACTGAAAAGCAGGAAGTGACGATTCCAGTCATTGAGGAATCCAAGGAAGAATCCAAGGAAGAATCCAAGGAGGAATCCAAGGACGAACGAAGTGAACCTGATACTACAACACCTACAAAGAAACCCGTTAAGAAACGAATCATTAAAAAGGCGGAACCTGGAAGTGAACCAGTGTTGTTCTTAGGTGCAGATGAAGGAAAAGGTGAATGGAGAATTCTGTCAAACATGTATGAAGCACCCTTTCAAATCGATTCAATTACATTCCCAACCGTTGAACATTACTTTCAATGGTCCAAAGCGAAGGCGTTCGGTGATGATGCGACTGCGGCAAAGATTCTGAAGACTCCATCCCCTAAAGCAGTCAAAGCATTGGGTAAGAAAGTCAAGGATTTCGTAGAAGAAGAGTGGAATTCGAAGAAAGACGGTATTATGCGAATGGCACTCAAAGCAAAGTTCATTCAACATCCTGATCTAAAAACTAAACTTCTAGAGACTGGAACACGACCTGTTGGAGAAGCGTCTGCTCGTGATAAGTATTGGGGAATCGGAACTTCAGCAGACACTGCTAAAGCAAACGATCCATCGAAATGGCCTGGCAAGAATGTCACTGGAAAACTCTTGATGGAACTGCGGACGGAATTTAAGGAGTAAAACCACATAGAGAAGTATGAAGTATCCAAACATCCTCTTCTTTCGAGATGAATCGTATGCAGCAATTGATACCTTTTTATCTGCAAATGAGGAGAAACTCAACTGTACACTCAATCCAACTTCAGATCCTAATGAAGTACTGAAACTCTTTGATTCCAATTATCATTTGATTGTGACCTATGGTAAGTCTGAAACCGAGTATTATGGACGTATGGGATATTTGGTAAACCGAATGCGTCTACGATGGCTTCACTTTTACGAAAACATTAAGGATTTGGATGCATTCAATCGCGGTGTGAATTTCTGCTACATTCACAACTGTTTGCTTCCACACTCAATGACTCGTCCTATTTTTTCAATCTTCACAACTTGCTATAATTCATACGCAAAGTTTCATCGTCCTTACAACAGTTTGAAGGCACAATCCCTTCAAGATTGGGAATGGATTGTAGTGGATGACTCTCCAGATGATAAACACTTCGAGTTTCTACGAGGTCTTGCAAAGGCAGATCCACGTATTCGCCTTTATCGCAGATCTGAAAATAGCGGTAACATTGGCAATGTGAAGAATGAAGCAGCATCTCTTTGTAGAGGCAAGTATATCCTTGAATTAGATCACGATGATGAAATTCTTCAAGACTGTCTTTTAGATGCTAATCAGGTGTTTGAGAAGGATCCAGAAGTAGGATTTGTCTACATGGACACAGCACATTTGTATGAGAACGGAAATACTCATTCCTATGGTGATCATTTTGGACTAGGATATGCTGGATACTACTGTCAGAAACATAACGGAACCTGGGTGAATGTGATTTCAACACCCAATATCAATAACTACACATTGTCACACATTGTAGGTGTTCCAAATCACCCACGTATTTGGAGGAGAACAACCTTACATGAACTTGGAAACTATTCTGAGTTTTTGCCGATCTGTGATGATCAGGAATTACTTCTACGAACTGCAGTGAAGACCAAGATGGCACGTGTTCATAAGTTAGCATACATTCAGTACATGAACGATGGATGGAATAACTTTTCACTGATTCGAAATTCGGAAATTAATCGACTAGGTCCTCAGTTTATTGTTCCACAAGCGTATGCAGAATACAAGATTGATGACGCTATGCGAAAAAGGAACGCCTTTGAAGAACCTACACCTAACTGGTGGACACTTCCGATGTGGAAACGTGAGAACTTCACAAACAAATACTGTAATTCATTGATTAACTTGAATCATAAAAAACAGTATTGTATTTTGGGGTATAAGTGTTTGATGGAATGCATTGAGTCCATTCGTGAACTCTATGCAAACCATGAGAATGACTTTTTAGTCTTGGAGAATGGAATGTCCAAAGAAGACTTGTGTAGAATCTTGGATTCACTCAAATTAAGTCGTATGAGATGTTATGCAATGTCAGATTGCACATGGGAGCAGTTACGTGCCTACTTCTTTCTAGTCTACAAGAGCACAGATGACTACGAAGTTTGGACGTCTATTGAGTCTGCCTGTAATACTCTGCATACGACAGTGACGGTGCCTGTGGTTGATCCTGAGGAGAAAGACCAGGAACAAATCGTTGAGACAACTTTGTCCCAACAATCTGAGTTGCTTGTTCAGGAGTGATTTCACCTTTCTCAATCTTTCGTTTGAGCGTCAACATTTCAAAAAAGGTTTGGTCTAATCGATCTTCTGCATGCATTTGAAATAGAGAAGGATAGTTGAAATACAAGATCTTGTTTTCGTCTTGGAGTTTCTCTTCATATGCTAGTTTGTTCGACTTGAGATGAGACCATTTTTCTTTAGATCCATCCATTGTACGCACCAATGCTTGAATTTGCGTTGCGCTTAAATCTTCATCGTTAATTCCACGTCTTCCTGCTTCAACCTCTCTAGGAGTTAGTTCACGAGCTGCCATTACCTTTAATATTTAATTGCGTCTAATACAATTCCTTATTTGACATTGGAGTCACTTTTAAAGCTCGAAGAGAATGGCTTTTAACAGGTCAATTACGAGAGAAGAAACCAGAAGGTATGATCTATCCTGAATCTCAATGTACTCTTAAAGATGGACGATATGCCATGTTTTCTCCAAAAGGTGGACAATCACTCTTTGAACTTTTCTATACAAATGAGGTCATTGATACTCCAGAAAAACTACATGATGTTGTTCAGGGATACATTTCATCTCCAAAGATTGTGCGAAATCATGAGATGATTCCAAAAGTCATTGAAGCGCTTAAAGTATTAAAAGGTCAGGTAGAGTCTATGAACAAAAACATTATCCACACGGATGTTCATGAAGGGAATGTTGTATACGATGGAGAAGTTGCAAGATTGATTGATTTTGGTGAATGTCGAAACAATTCTATAAAATGTAGTCTTGATGCAGGAGACATTGATGAAATCATTGAAAAACTTGAAACATCCGGTGGATCTAGGAAATCGCAACCGAGAGTTGTGAAACCAAAGCGTCGCACTCGGAGGCGTCTGTCATTCCTGTCAAAATGATATTACCGGTTCTAAAGACTTTTGCAATCCATTTAGTGTTCGGAAAGTAGA